TCTTAATGATTTTACCACCTGGGCCTAATTCATCACCACGTGCATTTACACGGGCATTTCCTACAGCCGGAGTAAGTTCATTTCTTTGTCTAAGCAAATCCATATCTACAGCTTTTCCCTGCATGGTTTTATATTGCTTTCGACCGCTTTGTTTTACTGCCATAACGTTTCTCCTATTATGTACGTATTTATCTAAGGAACTCACGCCAGTCTAGTCCAAACTGGATTGAGTTGATCTTATGTATTCCAATTAAGAATAAAACATAACTAGCCGTACTACTACCACGTCCTACTCCCCATACAATATTGTTCTTACGCATATGATCTACCAAATATACCATATAACGTAATAAATTGAGCATATCTCTTTTTTCAAATGCTCTAAATTCTTTTTCTACTCTTTGGATTTCTTCTGGAGTTTTGCATTTACCAATTACGTAGTTTGCAACGTCCATTTGTTTAAATTCATCTGGCATAAACCATTCACCTTGACATACACCATCAAAAGTGTTTTTATCAACATCTAATGGAACGTATTTCTTTAGTGTGTCTAAACCATTTTCTTCTGCGTGTACATTAAACTTTTCTATGTCATCATCTGGATCACACAATACCACATGGCACTTATCAATATGTCCTGTATAGATCATATCAAGTAAGTCCTTGTTAGAGAATCGTGGTATACCTAGTTCGTCAGTTTTCATCAGCATATATATATTTTACTCGATATTAATTAATTTGTCAAGATCTGAATTGGATCCATTTAACCGTTTTTTCTCTGCACGGGTATGACGTTCTAATTTATATGTGTCAAGTAATAAGTTAATTTGGCTTTTTGCTTGTGGGTTGCGTGTTTGGAAAAACTTCTTTGTAAGTAAAACAATCTTTTCGTCTATTTGTTCATCGGAAAGAAGTGATACGTCTTCGCCTAATGGATGATCCATAATTTAATCCTAAGTGTTATTAACTAAAGACGCCAACGTACTCAGCATACACAGTAGTTCCACCATCGTCAGTCCAAAAGTCAACCACAACTGGGTTTACATTTGAAGCAACGTTAAATGGGCTTGGAAATCCTGGACCGTACTTAATTGCACCGCCACCTGATGTTGCCCAAGTTACCACTCTAGTTGTACTGTCGCCAAGTGTGTCTAGTAACACTAATCTAATCTTACCTACTTTGCCTGATGCTGGCCAGTCCGCAAATGTAAGTGTAATGCTATTACCAATAGTAAACGTTTGATAGTTACCATTTGTAAATGATATGTTTTGTGGACCTGTTAGTGTTCCACCTGGATATACTTTTTCTGTGTTAGCTATTAAGTTTGCTCCGCTAACGTCATTTCCTAGAAAGTTGTTTGCGGCATTTAACTTTGCAGTATCAGTTTGTAGTGCTTCGATTTCACTCTTAGCCGCTGTAAAGTTATTTTTAACAGTATTGAAGTTATTTCTGAATCCTTGCGAGTCATTATCCTGACCTGCTATCGGAAATGTTGCATCAACTCCTGTAGTACTAATATTACTTGCCATTTTTGTTCCTCTCTAGTGTATATATTTATCCACGTTAAACATTAAAGCTATAATTCCCGAAAGGAATATACTGCTCGTTGCTGTTTCCTGTAGTATTATCTATGATATATCTGTCAATTTCAAAGTCTAATTGACGGAAATCAAACCCATTATTCTGTATATTAAGCAGTATTTGGGCACTTGTTCCAGGCTTACAATAGCATAGTGGAATAGCAGTTACGTAGCCTAATTCTTCTACTGAATTGGTCTGTGCAGTTGACATCCATAATGGTAAGAAGTTCTGCTCTGTAGTACCCACCTTGCTTAGATTATCTCTCATGTTAGTGATGTTACTAATGTATCTGCTTTGATCATTTGGATCACTAATGTTAACGGCAGTACTTGATACCTTGATCGGTGTACCGTCTGGTCTAAATCTAAATGGATCACTTGAAGTAGTTGCAATCTGTCCAGCAGTTAACGAAACACCAGTCCTAGTAGTTACTTGGATAATACCGTTAGCATCAATAACTATGCTACCACCGTTTCTTGCTAGAATAGATAGATCGTTTCCGAACGCCCTAACAATTACATTTCTACCAATGGAGTTAACAATAGTAAAGACAGCCAATCCTGCACCTTCCTTAGATGCATCATCACTTGTTTCATATTCAACACTATCAACAGTAATCTTCTTATCACTTCTAATAGTATCCTTTGCTCTTACTTTTAATGTACCACTGTTTATATCACTTGGATCTATTACTTCAACATACACTACTTCGTATACAGACGTATTGGTTCCTGTCTTTTTAGCAGTGGCAGTTTTAATTGTACCCATTTTAAATCTTTTTCGTTTATGGTTTAATCTAGTTGCCGCGATATAGTTTCTAATCTCTTTTGTTTCCAATCCAGAATATACAAGCATCTTAACTTCTTTTTGTAACCCAAATTCTGCATCGTTTGGTCTATAAATTGATCCGGGTGTAAACACGTTAGGGTCACCAATGAAGTTGCTGTATGCAGACCTCTGTGTGCTTTTAAGAAGGGGTTTTACGTAGAGGTTACTGTATGTAATGTTGTCTGGATCACTAACAACGATATTGAATTGTCTAGTAGTTGCACTAAATCCAAATCTATCTCTAGCTCTTACTGTGAAACTAAATTTTCTATCAGTAGTAGTTGTACCGCCGTCCATACTAAAATTATTGTTATCAATAGTTGTTAGTCCTAAATCGGTTCCTGATGCAAACTGTCTTACCTTACCAACAATTTCACCATTATGGTTAAGTATCAATCCTGGTGGTAAACTTCCTGCTGTTACATCATATAGTAATGCTGTGTCAGTTACAGTTGTTGTGGCACTAACGGCAAACGTACTAATAAAGTTTGCATTGATGCTACCAAGTGCCTCCGCAGTATTCCAAGTAATTGTACTTTCAACTTCACCTAATACTTTTACTGTAAATGTTTTTTCTTTTTCAGCATATAAACTTTGATCTATAAATCTTTGAGCTGAAATTGTAAATTTGTATTCTTTAGTAACCGCAGGCATATAAGGTACACGACCAGCTATCTCACCTGTTGTAACATCTAGTGCCATGCCTGGTGGTATTGTGCTTGTTGTACCATCTGGGTTATTTGCTCTTAATACGTATCTTAATTCTCCTACAAGTGCGTTAGGATCAAACACATCTAAGAAAATAGTTACGTAGTTGTTTGCTCTTTTGAAACCTAAGTCCGCAGGAGTTAACCACATAGGTACTCTTATGTAAGTATTATCCGCAGTAAATATTCCTGTACCTATTTGCATGATAGTATTATCAGCACGTAGGAAATCATCACCTACTAAGAATATTTGAAACTTTCTTTCTGTTATAGTATCGCCATCACTAACACTAACAGTAAATTCGTATGTTCTGTTTAGTTTTCTAGGACTCTGTGTCTTAATAGCATAATCGTATCCTTGCGTATCGTAGTAATAACTTTCAAAACCGTTTGCACTTCTCATACCAAAGTCAAACGCATATGAATCAAACTGTGCCATGTCGTAAAATCCATTACCACTTCTTTCGTCAAGTGCTAATATAGGATCAACAATACCAACCAACTTACCATCTGTGGTTAATTGTATTCCTGGAGGTAGTGTTCCGTCTCCGTCAGCAATATAATATTCTAAACTTTGCCCTGTTGGTAAGTCTGCGTCTATGGCTGAAAGCTGAAAGTCTACTACACTACTATCTAATATATAAAAACTGTTATTAGGTCCTAATGGTAACTTACCTGCGGCTGTTGTCCAAATAGGAACATCAGGTCCTTGTACTTCTATCTTAAGTGTTCTATCTCTAACACCATCACTGTTTTGTGCCCTTAGGACAAATTCAAATACTGTATCTCTAGCTACTTCAAATGGAGTACCTACAACCTTGTTATCTACCAAACGCATACCTGGTGGAAGTTCTCCACTAATAAGTGTAATCACGTCTGTGTTTAAATTAATATCTGTTACAGAACCTTGCTCTAAGAATATGTTAGGTGCCGACTCTTGTGTGTAACCTAAGAACAGACCAATTATCTGTTTCATATAATCTTCTACACCATGTCCTGCTGGTGTCTTGTAGTGTGTAACTTGTCCTGCAAGGTATGAGTAATAGTATACACCTGTTATACCATAGTATATTCCTCCTACGTCAGGAATAACACCGCCTGTATAACCTTGTGACTTTGCTATTTCAAAAACACTTTGTTGAGCGTCTAAGAAACTATAACCGAAGCTATGTGAACCACCTGTGTAAGGAATAGTTGCATCTGCTGTACCATGTATGTTTAAAAACTTTCTTGGTTGGTACGGAGTCTTTGCAGTATTGTATTCTGCTGTTGTAATACCTGTTTGATCTGATGGAATATAAAATGTGCTGTTTCTTAACATTGGATCAAAGAACTGTGTGCCTATTGTACAAATAACATCTAATGCTGTATCGTCTATTTGCACGTATGCTCTGTTTGCCAATGCCGCACCGTTACTAAAACCTACCATTCTAATTTTAGTATTATCTACGTTACTAAACAATTTAAGTTGTGTAATTAAATCCTGTAAAAATTCTATGTCTGGTGCTTTTGTGTTTTCGTGTGCAACGTTCCATTCGTTGTTGTAACCAGTTGGTGCAACAAGAATATGATCACCTAAGTAGTTTTGCCAACTACCTATCTCGTTAATACCAT